ATGAAAAAAGAGATTATCTGCCTCCATGTCGGCTATCACCGCATCAACATCATATTCTAAGCTAACAAATTCCTCCTGCCAACCTCCCCCGATATTTTCGAGAATCAGAAACTGCGCTTTACCGTTACTACCAAGCGCTACTCCAAGCGAACCCGGATTTATGGCACACCTTCCGTTGTGCTCGGTTTTACCCTGCCTGTGAGTATGTCCGCAAACTATTAAATCAGTATCAGATGCCTCTAAAATTTCACAAGTTCTGTCACTACCTATAATCATTTTTTCATTTGCATAATATGGCGAGCCGTGGCATATCGTAAATGGCTTGCATCCCTCATATACAACCGTCTTCACTATCGGCATCGTTTCAAAAAAATCAATATCACTGTCTGTCAGATTATTGTATGCATACAACAGCATCCCCGTAGTAGAATCGTTGTCTTTCCAAAAACGTTTGTGTTCTTCCATCCTCCGATAATTCAACCAGTAATCTTCTTTATTGCCTCTGACAAAAGTGCAATTATATTTTTCCGTCATGGCGTAAATCCGTTCCATTGTCCGTTGCGGATATGCAAGCTCACCTATATAATCTCCAAGAAAAATATAATCCCTTATTCCTCTTTTAAGCGTATACTCCATACATCTGTCAAAAGCCACATAGTTACCGTGTACATCTGCAAAAACTGCTATTTTCATTTGTTTCTCCTAAATATATTTTACAACCTCTTTCTTCCACCAGTATTATAACACATATTTTTGCTAATGTATGTATTTCAATACCATGAAAAAGTCTCCACACTTAATTCTTCTGAAAAAAGACCAATATTAGGCGGATAATAAGTAAAAACCATAAAAGCTATGGTCAGTGCAAATATGATGCCCTTTAGTAGCTGTGTCCCTTTATCGTTCTTACAATTCTTAGCCACAACATACACTACAATAAAACCAATTATAACACTCACCACAAATGTAAGTATATTAAGCCATGCAAGATTATATCCCAAAATCCCCGAATAAGTATAGAAAATAACAGGGATTGCGAATGTACCTGCAAGAATTCCCAACATATACGCTTTAGAAATGCATTCTGATTCGTCCTTTAGTTTTCGCTCCGCAAACAGCGAATACAAAAGCATTGGGAAAAACACCAGTTTCATATGCTCCCATGTAGATTCATTGATTGGGAAGAAAAGCCCCGCAACAAAATTTCTTCCTGTCAGGTCATATACAAAGTGCCCTATTACGCCTAAAATTACTGTAAAAATTATACCAATAATAGTATAACGTTTTAGTTTAACCATATAAAAACCCCGAAGAATAATTTACTAACAATCTATTATTCTTCAGGGTTGACTTATACTTTATTTCACAAAAAACTAATTTCTCTTATTGATTAAGTATCGGCATACCGTTCTCGTCCCACTTCACATAGCGTACTCTCGCACTTCTGCACGGGTCATATAACGGGTCTTCTTTGCCATAGCCGCATTCACCCTTGTAGCACTCTTCACTTCTGGAATGATAAATAAATACCCAAGCACCGTTTTCATCCTGCACAAACGAATTATGCCCGGGTCCGTACTCACCTATCAAATCTTGAGAAGTAAGAAGCGGCATTGCAACTTTTGTCCATGAATCAATATTCATAAGATCCGCTGTCTCATCCGCATACATAAGACCGATGCAGTATTCAGGACCTGTAGCCGATGCTGAAAATGCCATAAACACTTTACCCTCATGAATCATCACTGCCGGACCTTCATTTACCGGAATTGATACTCTTTCCCAGTAGTATTCAGGTGTTGTAAGCATTAGAGGCTCGCTTGTCAGCTTCCATGGCTCATCAGGATTGATTGTCGCCATATATACGTTAGATAAATTCGGCTTCTGTGCCCAAGCCACATAGTGTTTACCGTTACACTCAAAATATATCATATCAAGCGAAAAACCCGTAAACGAGAATCTGTCACTATCCAAAGTCTGAAACTTACCTTTATCCGTCCAAGTATCTTCATACGGGTCATCTCCGTCACATGCTATCACATGACAGTTAATATCCCACACATTACGACTGCTTCCGCTTGCCGCAAAATATACATACCATTTACCGTTTATCTCATGAATCTCCGGTGCCCATATATATCTGTGCGCAGTCTCCGACTCACTCTCGTCCCAGATAACTTTCTCTTCTGCAGTAGTAAGACCTTCTATAGTCTTAGCTCTTCGAAGTATAATTCTGTCGTAGCCTTCGACATCTCTTGCTCCGTACATAGGATATGACGACGTAAAATAATAATATCCGTCACTACCTTTTGTCACATATGGGTCTGCCCTGTCAGCAATAAAAATCTCCGTTTCTGTAGCGTTAGCCTGCACAGCTTCCGGCTTACCGTTTTCATATTCAGCCTTAATATCCGCTTCCGTAAGCACTGCATCATAAATCTTAACATCTTTAATAAAGCCCGAATATGTAACATCTGCAGTGTATGAAGACTTGCCTATATACCCTACAATATCCTCGCCAAAATCACTCATCTTCTTCGTATGTGCCACTGTTCCTACATCTTCGCCATTCAAATACACAGTAAGTTCTGTCGGCGTAATTATTGTAACATAATGATTCCAGCCCATGTTCATAAGCGGACCTTCTATGCCGTTTTTAGCAGTAGACGGCGAAAACCCTACCTCTGTCTTATAAGGAGCGGATTTATTATCACTATCCGTTATAACCGACTTTAACATACCCGACGGATTACTCGGATTAAAAAGCCAGTAATTTATCGGATTTCTCTCCTTAGTTCCGATAAACATCGCACTGGTGTTAACTGAACCGGAATAATTTTTAAGCCACACCGATATTGAAAGCGTATCTTCGCCTTTAAATACCTCTGCCGGCATCTCAACGTATGCTCCTGACGCCATAAATACAGAACCTGATTCATAGTCGTCAAACATATTCTCTCTGTTAAAAATTGTGCCGTCAAAGCCGTTGCCGCTCTCGTCTTTAATAATGTTGTCCTCAGGGAGTTCCGTAAATGAATAGTGGAGTTTTAAGTCTTCGGTTCTTGTTTTTACATCGTCCTTGTTGCAACCTGCAAACAATAGACTCATACCAATAATACAAGCTATAAACAGCAGTCTCACTTTTGTCATAACCTCTCACCATTTCCTTTTTTTACATTTTATAAGTAGTACTATATAGAAAAACCACCCTTGAACTTTGGCTAGCGATAGGGTGGTTTTTCAACTCACATTTATATCCGTCAAGTCAGCCTTTATTCTCAAGCGTAAAAATAGTCATCTCACCATTTCTCACACGTTTTATAAAATCATTTTCATCGATTAGCGGGGTGTCCGAAGCCATACCCGCCAGTCATTTTATTTTATCTGCGATGTGGTTGTCGGACCCTGCTGTTTTTAACAATGAATAATTATCGGCATAGTGGTCTGCCATGCTATTCTCAAGATCAGAACGACAGGCATTGATAACCTCAACTCCTTCAACACATCTTGGATAAAGACGAATATGGTCTATGTAGAAATCCTCTCTGTACGGATGCGCATGTACTACGAGCGCACCGCTTTCCATCAGGAATTTGAGTTCGTCAGACTTCTTCATATCCATAATCTGCGGATTTTTAAGATACCATTCCTTGTCAAGACCATATACAAGAAAGTCCGTACCAAGATAGGACAACTCTACACCACAAAATACCTTGATACCTATTTCTTTGCTAAGTTTAACTCCCTCTTCGTAATCTGCAAAATAGAAGTTGATTCGTTCCTCATAAGGGCGCTGATAATCAATATTTATGTTACCATCAAGAAAATGGTTAGTTATAAATACTCCGTCATAGCCTAAGCTTTTGTAGAATTCTAATGTTTCTCTTACACTCGCACGCGCACATCTGCTGACAGGCGAGGTGTGTAAATGGGTTTCATATCTATACATATAGTATTAAACCTTTCTTTAGGTGAAATTAAGGCTATCGCAGACAATTCATATCTACGATAGCCCTTGATTTTACTGCATTTATTAGAACTTACCTGCCTCAGCAGCTTCCTGGATAGAAACTGTCGGGCTTTAATTTACGGGCTTTTTATTAAATTTGTGTGCTACTTGTGTGTTATATATGCCTATTTTTAACCACTCTCAAACACACAATTAAACTGTTGCTCTAACTCTATCCTTCTTATAGCCATGCGCTCTACTTGTGAGGAAAAGTTTCTATCAAAATTTGCTTTTCCAGTGTGATAAATGTTTGCATCCACAATTTCAAGCAATCGTCTTCTTGCTCTACCCATCCTTAATTTACGCAATGCAGCTTGTTCAATCTGTCTGCACCAATCATGTGACACTTTCTTTTCTTTGGCTATTTCCCGATATGATTTATCATTCAAATATCTCTTTCGTAAAACTTCTGCTTGTTCATTGGTTGTATAATCATCTACAATGCCCCATAATTCGCTTTTTGCGTAATCATCATAGATTTTATCTATGATTTCATTTTCAAGGCTAAAATCGGCTTTAATGACACTGCCCATTGTATCTTCTGTATCATCGCTCAATGGTTCATCTAAACTTGATACACCTTGCGAGTATTTCTTGATATTATCCAATGCAGATATATTAATACACATATCTTCTGCGATCTCTTTATCTGTTGGTGTTCTTCCGTATTCCTGCGATAACCTCTCAACGGTTTTCTTGTAACGTATTATTTTCTGCTTTGCATGACTTGATATTCTAACAACCGAACCGCAATTCTCTATATATCGCATTACTGCCTGCTTTATCCAATATGATGCATAACTCATAAAAAGCACATTTTCAGATGTTTCATATTGTTGTACTGCTTTCAACAATCCGAAATATGCTTCCTGCAGTAAATCTTCCATACACTCATAGACTACATACGGTCTTACAATTTGCTTTATCAAAGGAAGATTGTTTTGATACAATAATTGCATATTATCCGTTACAGAATAACCGTTCCTTATTTGTTCAACTAATTGCTCGTTTGTCATTGCAATACACCTACTTTCTTGCTATAATTAAGGTGCAGTTGCTATACAAACCTCAAAGGAAGTCGGAGCGCCAATTCTTGACTTCCTTTTAATTTTAGTATAAAACAGCCTTTTTTCATTTTCAAGAATTTTTTTCATGTAACAAAAAGGGCTTTTTCGAATTTTGTCGCAATCAAGACAACCTAGTAAAGTGGGATGGATATATGCACATAACCCCTAGGTAGGTATGTTCTAGCGCAGAAAAAGCAGGACTACTATACCCTGCTCAATCCGTAATTATTATGCTTTCAATTCTTTCTTGTATTTGTAATAAGTATTTCTTGCAAGTCCTATTAGCTTCATGCAATCCACATCTGACAATGTACCATCAAAGTCTTTGCTATGCTTCTGTATCAGCTTCTTAGCATCAATAGATTTCTTTGTTGTAAGTTTCGCTCCCTGCCTCTGCCCTATCTGCTTACCATTTAATCTTGCCGTTTCAATTCCTTCTTTTGTTCTTTGGTGCAAGTCCTGCACTTCCTTTTCAGATTGTTCGAAAGCAAGCCTTATCTGTTCTTTAGCAAGTGCCATAAGATATCTATTTACACCTTCAAGAATATAATCGACTGTCGTCCCTGTTAATGATACGTTATTCTTTAACGCTCTCTTGTATGTAGCTGTATTTATATGCGGCTCTTTAAGAAACTCTAGCTCTATATCTTTATTATACAATTCTTCATAAAGATTAAAGCCCTCTTCTGCATTTCTGCTCATTCGCGATACACTATCAAATACGATTATGTCTCCGGCTTTTACCTTCTTATACAGTTTATTCCATTCTGGCCTGTCTTGCTTTGTTCCTGTATATACTTCCGTTACAATAATAGCATTGTTATATTCAGCTTTGATATTTCTTATCTGTCTTTCAATGCTCTGTTGCTTTGTAGATATTCTGCAATAGCCGTATGTACACATAATCAACAACCTCTTCTCCGTATCAATTTTAATGTTCGTTATTTTTGATACTTTAATTTTATCACTTGTTGTTATTGTTGTCAATTACTTTTAATACTATTTTAACATACATTACTTTTAATACTATTCACAAACAAGAACCAACCACCGCATACCACATCAACCATTAATATTCAATTTCTATGCAAAATCAATTAATAATCAAACGCCGGATTACCTGTTCTGTTAAAAAAGTCACTAGCCGAACTACGAACACTTTCAAACAAATCGTTACGAGATATGCCCATTTCTTTTTGTAATATCTGTCTGAGTAGTGAATTTTGTTCTTTTAACAATTCAGCTTCACTTTGTCCTACTTGATATACCGCATCTTTAATTCCCGTGATTTCTGCTCCGCCGGCAACCGCAGTTTTTCCGCCAACTGTTCCAAGCATTTCTGTATATCCGTGTTCTCCTGCCATAAACAAACTGTATTCTTTAGGAAAACCGCCGGCTTCATATTTTGGAATATTAAGTTTATAACCGTTTTCAATCCCGTTTAAAATAGCGTTTGCTCCAAAAGTAAAAGGTATGTTAATATGAAGATTGTTCAACTTATTTACAACGCCTTCAATTTCGCTTGCAGTTTTTTTAAATGCAGTTTGTGTTTCGCTTGCTGATTTTTCGGCATCTTCTTGTATTCCCGAAATAGCCGATGTTACATCAGAAACCATTCCTTCAATTTCACTAGAAGTTGTACTTGTGACCGTCTTTGCTGTTTCGGCGGTTGTTGTGCTAGCGCCTTCTAATTCAGCGATATAATCGTAAATCCAATCGACATTTAGCTGTGCTTTATCAATTGCATCAAGATAACTTTCCATACTAGGCGCTAAATTATCTACAGCTTCTTGCAATAAATAATAATTATCTCTTGCTTCTCTTGCCGAATCTATAGCATCCCCAAGTTCTTTATTGTAACCTTTTCCATAATAGGAACTACTTCTAAATTCTAATAATTGTTCTAAATTTGTAAAATTATGCCCTAGTTCTTTTGCAAGTTTAAGCGCATCTTTTGTTTTTTTATAATAATCGTCAAGTGCCGCATCTCGGTCTTCGATAACCCCTTTTTCTGTTCCAAATGCTTCTTGATAGGCTTTTTCCGCTTCGATTAATGCTTGATATGCATCCGTAATCATTCCTTTTGCCGCATCAAGTTTATACATCTTTTCCTTTTCAGCAATAAGTTTATTTACTGCATCAACTTGTTCTTCCCAAGTTTGCGTCTCAGTTCCAATAATTGTATTAAAACCAGGGATGTAGTTTTCAAGTGTTTCTGAAATAGATTTAAGCCTTTTTATTTTATCTGCACTTAAATCGGTTTGTGTCGCAAGTGTCTGATACTCTTCCCATAAATCTTCAATATAAGCAATATCGGCGGCACCGGCATCTTCAATAGTTGTATGTATGTCATCTATTGAATCTTCGATTTTTTTCAAAAATTCTTCTGATTTACTATTAATGTTTTCAAGTGTATCACCATAAAGTTCCATTTCTTCGGAATCGCTTATTTTTTCTAAACTCGTTACCAAAAGCGCAAAAGCGCCTGCAATAGTGCCGATTGTAAAAATCTTTGGATGGTCAACAATAGCCGAAACAATGCCGCCGAGTGTTTTTGAAACACCTGACAATCCTGCAATTGTAACTAATGCAATAGCTAATGCGCCAAATCCTTCCCCTATTTTTTCAGCAGCAGAAGGACTTATATTTTTAACAAATTTTCCAATAGCACCGAATCCGTCTTTAATAACAGGCCATGCGACATCGCCTAAGTTATCAAAAAATCCCGTGAAACCTTTCCATGTAGAAGAATTAAAATTCATTAAATCTTCAAATAGCTTTGCAAATGGCTCAAAAAGCAATTCAAACTTATCCGCAAACTGTTCGGCCTTATTTTCCATTTTATTAAAAGCTTCGTTCCATACTTCTTCATAGTTAGAAGTGGCTTTTAAAATTTCTTCGGTAAGGTCAAGGGTATCTTCCATTTCCTTGATTGCGCCCGTATCGGTTGTATTTATAACTTTGAGTTCGTCAAAGCCTCTAAGTGCGCCTTTTGCTTTCTTGGTTGCCTCGGTCAAATCTTCCATGCCATCAACAAAACCGTCGGTATCATTTTCCATATCATTAAAGCCTTGTCCAAAATCATCTGCTTTAATTTCTATACCGAGAAATCCTGCGATATTTGTCAGCAAACGCTTAATAGCAATAGTCACGCCGTTAACAACAGGCATTACTTTCTGTAACATAGGTACAAACAATTGACCAAGAATAATACCCGTTTCTTGAATGTTATTTGTAAACTGACGCATCATATTACTCGGAGAAGCTATTGTATTTGCAAGGTCTCCGTAAGCTAAACGTGATTGTTCAAGGATTGTTAAAATACGAAGCTGTTGTTTCTCCATTTGGGTCATTTCGCTAACAGGCTTTGACAAATCAAGCTTATCTGCCGTGGTTTGCAGTGCCGCCATTGTTGTGTCCCAACCGAAACCATATCCGGCACGGCTCTGCCCTTGTAAAACAGATCTGATTTTGCTTGCTGCGTTTTCATAATCAATATTGTAAAGTGATGAAATATCGCCGGCTAATTTTACAAATGCATTTGTAGTTGCAAGTGTTGTTTCTCCGCTCTGTCCTACTGCGTCCATCATAGAAGCTAATTGTGCCGCATACTGTGTTACTTGTTTCAAGTTAAGACCGAGATTTTTGAGTCCTGTTTCAGAAATCAATCCTGTTTTAGGTTCGTACGAAATACCTGATAACTTACTAAATGTATCATTCATTGTGCTTACAAAGGCATTTGAATAATTTTGCGCGTTTTGGTCGTCATATTCTTCCCATGATTTATCCCATTTAGAGGCAACTTTGCCAAATGCTACAGTGTAATAATTAAATGCCTCTAAATAGTCCGCGGTACTTGTAACCGATTCTTTAAACAAAGCAAAACTACCTTGCAAAGCCCTAATTGATGCATACAAGGTCGCAAAAGACAACGCATAGTTTTTTATTGCTTTTGACCCCGTTTTAGTCGCTTTTGTAACTTGTGTTACTTGATTATGTAGATTATTTATTGAATTTTTAGTTGTTTCTGCACTTCCAATTCCTGCAAATGCATTCTGCGAATTTTTGGAAGTACTTGTAAGCTTTAAATTTAATAATTCAAGTTTTTTTATCAATTGTTCCAAGCTAGCAGTTGCTTTTTTTGAACTAGATTCAATTGATATTTCTAAAGAATCAACTTGCATATTTTTACCACCTTTCTACAATATTTTGCTGTTGCGTTTTTGTATAAAATAAAACGCCGAATAACTCTGTATAAAAACAAAATTATCCGGCGCCTATGCACTCTATTTTCCGCTTTTATTATATCATTTCTTTAGCAAAAATGCAAATTAAGGTCTAAAATCAAGAAATATTTGTATAGTAAAACTTTTCAAATTCTCTGCGCTTCATTTCTGCAGGAATCAAGCACAAAATCAAAGCTTCAAGTCGTTCCAATTTTTCTGTGACTTTTTTAATGTCAACTGCATCTTTAACAAATGGATATTTGGCTGCATATTCTTTTTGTAATTGTTCCAAATCCTTTAATGGCAAAGTTGCTATTGAATCAAGCGCCATCTTTAATACACCACTTATAGAATCGCTTTTATCTACAAGCAATCTTCCGTCTATTGTAACAAGCATTATCTCGTTTTTAATATCTGCCTTGTTATAAAGCGGTGCAATGTCTTTTTCTTTTAATTTTTTAAAATTAACTAACTGTATTTTTTCCGCAAGACCTTTTTTATTTTTTACTATCTGCATGTTAATACCTCCGTTACAATAAGCAAAATATTTAAAATATATACGGTTTCCATAAATGAAAATCCAACTTTTGCATCTTTACTCAATTTCTTTTTAAGCAAATTTTTAGTTGCAAGTGCCAAAAATAAATTTGCCGAAAATAAAGCTACTAAAAAAATTATTTTAAAGATGTACATATGATTCCCCCTTTAAGTTTAATATAAATTGGTGTTTTCCTTCGGTGCGCCCTTTGCAAAAAACACGTAAGTTTTTTACAACTTCATCCCCATGTATTTCGCCATGTTTTCGATTGCATATAGGACACCTGATTTCGTTGTTAATTATTATCGCTTCCTTGTACTCCATCTTGTTTCTCACTTTCTACTTAGTTTAAATTTATATAGCACCATATTTTTAAAGTACACCCCACGCCTGCCGCAACATACGCAGGGTGCATCACTTCTAACAAGCCCTAAACATATTTAGTCCGTCATTATTCTTCTGTTTCTAAAAATCCTTTATATCTTTCATCTAATGCAAGCAACTCTCCGATATCTGCATCTACTTTAGCCAAATCACGTACCCTGTCTTTTGCAAGGCTCGGATATTTACTATCAACCAAAGTATCAATCAATTTTTTGTCATTCTCCGTTAATTCACGCTTGATTTTACTTTCCGGCAAAATACTATTTGCCTTTTCCATTACTTTTATAAATTCTTCTTCTTTGTGATTTCTAAAATAACTATCCATAGATACAGATACATAGTTTGGTATCTTTTTATCTAGCAAGTGTGCCATACTAGCACTAGCTCCGCTATAACTATATAACAATCCTTTTACCGCACGCGTATATTCTTCAAACGCATTGTATGTCTCTTCAATGTTTGGTAATTCAAGTGATAAATAGGGATTGCTTGTTTCAGCTTCTTTTCTATGTGGTTGCCCGTTTTCATCAAGTTTGACAACGGATTCTTTTTTAGTTCTATGTTCCGCTAATTCATTCAGCAATCTGCGTTCCATATAACTTGTGGCACTGTCCTGCAAAATCTTAAATTCAAGGTCTGATAATTGCAAACCACTTAATTTAATTGTCATTATCTTATTAGCAAAGTCAGGCTTCATTGGTGCATTAAAATATCCATCTAACGACTTCTGCAATCTTTCAAGATAATCTAATACACTCGGTTCAACTGTCGCTCTTTCGTCCTGTATTCTTGTTTTAAATGTTCTGTCGGGTGTATTTTCTTCAAGATACTTTTGTATATATTCATCCGTCCATTGCCCCTTCATTGCTTTAGCCTTTTCTTGTATCTTTACTTTTTCAGCATTATATAACGCTTCTAATGTATCAATATTTGTCTTGTATTTTCCCAATACTTCACTAATTTTTTTTACATTATTTAAATATCTCATAATTTTTACCTCAGTCTTTCTACAAATTTGTTTTAATAATATCGTTACAATAAACCGTATCACTCTGCATCTTCGCTTGCATTTAATTTCGGAAGTACATTTGTTAGTAACATTGATTTCGTTTCTCCTAATTTAGGCAATTCTGCAGCAGTCAATGCCTTTCTAGCATCTGTTTGCGGCATGGATTCTTCAATACTAATAGCATCTTTGTATGACAGCCAATTCTTCATAAGGAATATTCCACTAGGTGGGCTAATCTTACCACCTAACATGGCCTGTTCAAGAAAAGCACCAATAAATGACTTTGCCGATTGTATCAATTCTTGCTTATACTCCGAACAATCTTCTCCATTATTCCAACGAAACAAGGTTGTCCGACTAATATGTAAAGCCATGCAAAGACTTTCAATGCCCGGTCTGATGCTTGAACGTTCACAAAACGAGAAATATTCATCAATTCTCTGCTTTGTTTCTTCATCTGTCTGCGGTCTGCCTAAATCATGCAACTCTTTGAGCGACGATACAATTTGTTGTACTGCTATCGGCTCTAATTCGTCTAGTCCGGCTTGCGGATAGTTATTTTTACTCATGTTTACCTCTTTTCTGCCGTTTTGGGCTATCTCTTTTTGTGATGTTACCTATGCTCGTTGAACTTAGTTATTTATGCCCTCTTCCTGTTATAATATTGATGTATCAGAATATGGCATCTTCCGCAAAGGCATATTAAATCATTCGCAACATCTTCATTACCAAAATTTTTGTAGCTGATGTGATGTATCTGCAGGCCCTTTGAATTTTTCTCCAATCGCCCACACATTTCGCACTTATGCTCTGCAATTTCTAAGCGCTGTTCACATTTCTGTTTCCATTTTGAGCTTGTTATATAACTCTGATAAGCAATATTGAAATTTATCATATCAATATCTTTATTTGTCATACTGTACCTCGCTTTCAATAAATTTCGTTACAATAAACCCGTACTACAAACTCATCCTACAATCACAAAAACATTTCTTTTTAATTTACTTCTGCATATTGCTATTTTTTATATATTTCTATATACTTTTTATTATTTATTGTAGTAATAGTAGTATTAGTAGAAATACAGTAGTAGTAAGGCTTTTGAATGGCTACAATGATACTACATTCTTAACTACATTCTTTTAATCAAACGGCGTTTCTTCTTGATTGACTTGCAGAAACTTACTACAATTGCTCTTTTGTTCAACGTGATTGTAGGATTGTTTCTTTTGAAATCCTCTTTGATTACCATACTTATCAAACTTATACGGATTTTTCATCCGCTCCCAATCTGATAAATTATCAATAATAGTATTTATCTCTGTAGCCTGCCACTTTTGCGGTCTGCCTTGTTCTCCAAGTGCTTCATTCCACACCTCGATTGCACAAGTTCTTTGCTTATCCTTCAAATAAGCTTCAATAATTCCGATTTTGCCATCATCCGCCATGCTTTCAGCTTGTAAACGTTCCGCTTCTTCTTTGAATAATTCCGGCAATACTAATTTAGGCTTTTCTGCCCTATAAATATGTACCGCTTGCGCCCATGCCGCTCGTATATCATCAATTGCAGCTATATCAAAAAGGTTCTTTGTAGGTTTATTTACTCCTGTTTGAATAATTAAAAATCTTCTATTGCCTGTCTCATCTTGTAAAAAATCACTTTTATTAGTAGTACCAGCAAAAACACATTGCCTTAAAAATATATCTGCTCTGCGCTCATACGGCACTCTATACTTATCCTGTGTTGCTGACAAAAATCTTTTTACCGAATCAACGCCGCCGGCTGTTCTTGCTAATGATTTCAACTCCGCAAGTTCTATGATCCATGAACCCATAAGGGATTGTGCTGACTTGTCTGAATCAAGACTATCAAGTGAATCGTTAAACCATTCATCACTTAAAGCCAGTAGTTGTAAAAATGTAGATTTTCCTAATCCTTGCTTGCCTTGTAATATCATAGTGTAATCAAATTTGCATCCTGGTTGATATATTCTGCTCACAGCTCCAAGCATAAATAATTTCATGACTTGATATGCGTACTCTGAATTTTCAACACCTAAATAATCTGGTAACAACCCTCTTATATGCTCCTTACCATCCCATTGAAGCGTGTCTAAAATATCTTTTATAGGGTGGAACTTAGCTTTAGCGCAAACATTCTTAATTGCATCAAAATAATCATTTCTGTTATTCATACCATATTCATATTGCAACATAGAATATAAAGCCGAATCATCATGACTATTCCATGTTCTGTAGTTACCTCTCAAATCCCATGGAACACTACCCACAAGATAATCTTGTCTTGAAAATTCATTAAACCTCAATCGCCCTGCTAGACGGTAATCATTTTGCATGATAATTTCAAAATTTCTTACAGTCTGCATTATCTTCTTGCTTTTAATATTCCCGTCTTTATCATAATCAATTTTATATGCAAGTAATTCAGCCACATCTTTAACAGGTAAACCAATACTTGTTTGAAAAGTTTTTTCAATACGGTTTTCTGTAACGGTATTTATCATCTGTTCAAATTCTTCCTTTGTGTGCCCTGCTTCAAAATAGTCCGTTATATCTGCCTTTGGTGTGTCCGGCATAGGTATAATAACTTTTGCACTTTTAACAACCGATTTAATATCATTCAGTATGGTATTGGCTACTTTAATTCCTGCTTGGTCATTGTCTGCTAGTATAACAACATCTGCATCCCTTACCACCTCGGCAAAGTCACTCTGCCAATCATTCACGCCGCCATAAGTAAATGATGTATAACCTTGTTTTGTCATTGTATCAACGTCTTTTTCGCCCTCAGGAATAAATATAGGCTTACACTCTGTAATTGCCTTATTTAAGGCTTTAACGTCGCCATAAATGGCTTTTAATGACTTTCTAGGTGTATTTCTCGGTAGGCCATATGTAAATCGGTCATTTTCCAATATTCCATACAGTATCTTTTTACCCTCTAAACGTATCTTGGTAAAAGCATAAGTACCATTACATGAAACGTAATTATATACCGCTTCAATCTTCTTCCGCTCTCTACTCTCAACATAAGCTCTCCAATTTACTTTGAGTGGTTCTGTATCATAAAAAGTATCTTGCTTTGAAAGTCCTGCGGCCGATAGTATATCTTCAAGTGAACAGCCTGCATGACAATGAAATAAAGTACATTTTTTTCCTTTAGTTATTGTAAGTGATGCCTGCTTATCATCATGCGCCGGGCATTTGCATTGTGCTTTATCTCCATATCGTTTGCTTATCTTGAAGTGCTGTAAATTATTCTCAAATATCATTAACAACACCCCTTAATCTTTTTCAAATGTGTTTTATATGCGCTAATTTCCATTTGTAACGCTTCTCTTTCTTCTTCAAGGAAAGTGGGGGTATTGCTCAATTCCTTTGTTTTTTCTTCTATCAGGTTTTCCAATAATTCAAGATTAATATCGTCCATCGCTTTTCTTTTCAAATTGATACACCACCCTTATAAATGTAACCCGTAGTTTCATAAAATTTCTTAGGACTGATAAGATATGTATAATTTGAACTTCCCGGTCTTTTAAAACACATTCCCCATTCCACCAAATTATTCTGAATTAATAATCGAACAGTTTGACAGTCCATCTTTAACGCCTGTGCCGCTATAGCTATGGGGATATTTGCGTGCTCAAATACTATTTCTGCCATATACACACCATCCTTATTCTGATGCTAATTCATCAATTATTGCTTTAATCTCTGCTTTCTTATCTTCCGTAAGTTCTTCACGCAATTTTCTACTGAAATTTCCATCATTAATATGTAATTTAGATGCAATCTGCCACAACTTAACATTGTGCTTCTCTGCGTATTCTCTTATATCCTTATTACACACAATTATTACCTCACTTTCAAAATGTTGTTGTTGACTTTTACCCTTGCAAGTGGTATTCTACTATTAGCAACCGAACCGTTTTTATTTTAGTTCGTGTTGTTGTTTGTAGTATAGCATAGCAAATTGTAAAATTATGATTTTTTCGATTTTTGATTATTTTTAGAACCATTTTTATTTTAGTTCGCTTTTGAAAGGTGGAATGATTTTGGATAACAGATTTAAGAAGTTACGAGATGAATACAACGAACATTTAAAAGATATGGATCCCAAAGCAAAACTTTATTCTGCGGAAGATATGTGTAAAGAAATGATAGCTGCAGGATTTAAAGTTAGTGTTGCTAAAATAAAAAAAATTGAAAGTAACCAATACGGAGTAATGATTGATTCTGAAACCCTACTCGCTTATAAATGGAAATTCGACGTATCTACCGACTGGCTTATTGATAATACAGTATCTACACGAAAATTAAATGGCGATATCGCATCTGCATCACAAACAATAGGTTTGTCTGATGCCACAATGGAAGAAATTATAAAACTAAAACCCGAATACAAAATGATACTTGATAAAATGATTGCAAGATATGGTTTGTTATATGCCCTGCCGGAAATAAGAAACCTGTTAGGATATAATTACTTGCGACCACATTTAAAATTAGTATTTGATGAAAAATTGCATATGAATGACGGTGCAGAAATAGATCAATATTTATTTGATGCAATCAATGATAATGCAGTTTCTGTTTTTTTTAACAATACAGTTTATGACCATATCAAGCAAATCATAGATAAAACAATGAACGATGATGAATTAAAAGAATACTTTGGAGAACTTGATAAACAATCAAAAATCCGTAGTGTTTTAAGTGCTAAATACCTACCAAAACTATCAAAAGGAAGTGATGAATAATGGCACTATTGAAATGTCCTGAATGTTCGCATGATGTTTCAGACAAAGCAACTGTTTGTATGAATTGCGGTTATCCTATGAATAGTCCAACAAACTTGAAGCCTCGCATACGAAACGGTAAGCCCACAAAATTACCGAATGGCTTCGGAACTATTTACAAGCTTCATGGTAAGCGTTCTAAGCCTTATAGAGCGGTTAAAACTGACAGATGGATATTTGATACCACTACAGGCAAAAGCAAGCAAATAAGGCTCACAATTGGCTATTATGCCACACGCGAAGAAGCAATGATTGCTCTAGCGAACTACAACGAGAATCCGTATGACATAAAAACGGACAGTATTACTTTTTCAGAAGTATATGAGAAATGGAGTAAAGACTACTTTCCTACTCTCGGTAATCCCTCAAGTATTAGAACAATTACCGCCGCATACGCTTATTGTAACGGTCTTTACGATATGAGGATGAAAGATATTCGAGTATCGCATCTAGAGGGCACGATACTTAATGCTACAGTTGGCGATAGTACAAAGGGAAGAATTAAAAGTCTTTTCAATATGATATACAAATATTCTATTGCTCATGATATTGTTGAAAAAGACTATGCATCCGTAATGTTCAGTAATGGAAGCCCGATAAAACGCGAACGCACAAAAGAAGTTATTCCATTCTCACATGATGAAATACTACAGTTATGGGATAACAAAGAAACAATACCTTTTACAGATATGGTTTTAATCGGTATATATAGCGGTTGGCGACCTCAAGAATTATCTATATTAAAAG